TTATCTGGCTGGTTTGCTATTGCTGCGAATTCGTCGGAGGTTTTCCAAGAGTGTGTCGCGCACGCTGCTTTGGATTTTTAGCCCGTCTTGAACAGACGTTAAACAGTTCCCCAGTTTCAAATCTGATGGTAAGCAAAATTGTGTTCCTTGTATGGATACCAGTATGTCGCATTTTGTGTGTTATTGCGGATGTATTAGGCTTCTTGGGACAATTTTAAGTTCGGAAGGTTTCGAGCTAAATACCCTGCAGACGTGTGTACCTGATGCAGTCCACGTTCAAGAAACAATGTATTAACAAGAATTTTACTTTAAAACAATTAATTGAAATGATTGAAACAACAGAGGCTATTTTGGCCTTATCCGGTGAGAGACCGGTGGAAAATGAGAAGAAGAATGTCGTGTATGTTCCTCAGTCTGGTATAACGGAAGATGTGTCCGTTATGAAGTTGGCAACAGCTTCAACACACGAGAATGTGGAATTTAAGGACCAGATGCCTGCTTATGCTTACGATGTGGATTCAGAGATGGATCCTACTCGTGGTCTTCAGGACACCAATGACGCTACGTTAGATAATTTCTTTCAAAGGCCGATTAAGATCCACGAAGAAGAGTGGGGTACTGGTACGACATTAGGTTTTGACATTGACCCGTGGTCATTATATTTTGACAATCCACGTGTCATTAACCGTATTGCAAATTATAATTTGTTGAAAGCCAAATTGCATGTCAAGGTAGTTATCAACGGTAACGGTTTTCAGTACGGTCGCGCCATTGCGGCGTATCTTCCATTGGATAACGACGACTCTTTGTCAACATTGAGTGCGTTGGTGCAGACTGACTTGGTGCAAACCTCGCAGTTGCCGCACATATACTTGGATCCTACTACCTCTACAGGAGGTGAGATGGTATTACCATTTTTGTGGTATAAGAATTATTTGTCGATTCCTGCGGCTGAGTGGTCGTTGATGGGTAGAATGTATTTTCGTTCCCTAAACGATCTCAAACATGCTAATGGAGCATCAGACCAAGTGACAATTTCGGTTTTCGCTTGGGCATCTGATGTATCGATGAACGTTCTCACATCTGAGGATCCAGTCACTATTTCGGCACAATCCGGTGAAGAATCAGAGATTGATGAAGCTAACAGAAACGGTATGATTTCCAAACCCGCTTCTGCTATAGCGAAGGTTAGC